AGAAAAGAAAAATGACCAGTAGCTTCTAATCCTAAACTAAATCCTCCAATACCTGAAAACAGGTCTAGTATTTTTAATTTCATTCATTCTCTTTCTTATCCCCTTTGTAAATGTCTTGTATTCTTGAAACTGTGCTATCTTTAACGAGTCCACGACCTGAATTTGGCCTAATCGGTGTTTTATCGTTAAGTTCTTTGACCATCATGGCAAAGACATCTAATTTTTTTGTGTTTTTTTGTTTTTTTTTCATATAATCAGTTTTTATGCTGGTGTAACTCATTGGTAGAGTACCTTCTTGGTAAGAAGGGAGTAGGATGTTCGATTCATCTCATCAGCACCATCAAATAAGATAACCTTTTTCCCATCTGTATTTTAATTGTGAGTTAATCGGCTGCCATTCTCTTCCTTTTCTAGTAGTCCATCCTTTACCGATTTTAAAAGGTTTAGTTTCTGATACTTTATTCCAACCTACAGCTTTCATACTAGATCCACTTTCTGTAGCTAAGGTGTAAGTTAATATTTTTTTTCCACCCATAGCTTGCCAAATAGTCCAGGCTCTACCATAAAGGTAAGAACAGGCATTTTTAGGAGCTGGATCTTTGATACAAACTCTTAAAACTTCTAGAACAAACTGACTGTCTAATCTTCTTGATAATGGTCTGCCACAAATAGCAACACCAACTAATTCATTATCTTTTATACAACCTATTGAAAACCTATGACCTTGACATTTTTTGTTATGTCTATGGTGTTCTGTTACAAAATCGTTTGCTTCAGATAATGTCAAAGGTATTGTTGTAAAATTTTTGCTCATAGAGATTTTGTTCTGAGTTGAAATCACTTCCTATTGCAATGACAACGACTGCGTGGGTGGTGTTACAAAATATTTTAGCTGCCAAAAAAGAAAAAATCCTAGAAAAGCTAGGCACTACATATTTAATGATGTGCTAAGCTATATTTATCAGTACTTTTTTGACTATGTGTGCAGAAAATGACCAGCTATTATATATTTTTTTGCCATTTACGAACAAAATACGAACAAAATCTGCTCACGAAGGCCTCTGTGCGAGTATTGAGCTTTTTACTAAACAACTTAACATTCTCAACACTTCTACAACAAACATCCTCTACAAACACTACAAATTTGTATGTTATTATCTCTAATAACACTAAATACTTTGTATAATTCCTAACAAAACGACTACACTTACTACTACTACAAGTGTCTTGCCCTTCTTGTTTAGGTTATTCCATTTATCTTTGATGTATTCTATCTTGTCCATTACTTATCCCATTTTATAGAGAAACTTTGATCTTTCATGTTTCCTATTTCCATTTGCGTTTTATCGCCATACTTCTTCGCAGCTAACTTACTCGCCATCCATTGTTTATGTTTTATGAATGTATCGATAGCTTTTACATTAGCCATATCCATCTTACTCTCTGATGATTTCTTAACTGCATTCTTAGCTACTTCATCGACCTCTGCCATAGAGTATTCGATACCATCTTCTTTAGCTTGATTGTATTTCTCTCTTAGATCTGCTTTCTTTATTAACCAACTTCTCCAGGTCTCCCAATCTATATTAACAACCTTTAATGCTGCTCTGATTGATTTACCTCTAGCTAATTCTTGGAGTACAGTTTCTACTAATTCTTTTGTGTATTTTGATTTTGGGGCCATTTTAATGTATTGTCTTTTCGTTTGTTTCTATTTCTTGAAAACTCTTATATTTTTTAAATACTGATATAAAATCTTGAGCCTGCTCAGTATCATCAAAGTTTGTAAATCTTATTAACACCACAGGATTACCATCGTCATCAGCTAAGAATATAGTCGTAATTAGTTCTGAGTCGTCTAATCCGAATGAAGAGAGCTGTGTAAACTCTTTCGGTAAGGTGCTTTTTTTTGTTTTTGATTTTGCCATGTAATTTTTTTAAGTAAGAAGGATCTAATCCCAATATGTAACAATAATTTTTATAATACTCTGATTCCAACCATTCTTTTGCTTCTTTTATTAATTTCCATTCTGATATGTCTGAGTTTGGATATGTAAGTCCAGCACTATCGCACATGGCTCTCACAATGATATGGATCAAGAGTTTTTCTTCCCCTTGAATCATAATATTTGCTCTGATTTTAGACCGACCAGTCGATCTTAATAACTAATCTATATTATCTATTCAATGATCTAAATGGGAACAAATGAGAATATTTATTTTTTAAATCGGCAAGTTACTCCATCATTAGTTTTTTCAAAATGCCAATAAAAAAGTAAATCTTTGTAAAATCCTTTTTGTATAATTTTATTTATTATGACTGAAATACTTGATAAATTAAATTCTTTCTGAGTCTCACTATTTTTATGTTTTCCTAGCACACGATAATCGTAAATTTGTATATTTCTGTATTTTTTATTTGATTTACTGTTGTTACAATAGTTTTCAATTATTTGTTGATGTTCTTCTAATTTAAATTGTCTTAAATGTTCAACTTTTACATTTTTTTTGATCTCATTGCTATATTCATACCATATATAATCAATAGATATTTCAGGCATCACATTTTCCAATAACTAATCAACATATCAAGAGCTTCACGATATTTATCCATTCTTCTATGCGTAGCTGGTTTATTATCTACTATTACATCCCATAACAACGATTGATGCTGCAATGTAGCTTTCATGGCATCATTAAACTCTTGTCCGTAGTCTATTTTAAGTATGTCAAAAAACTCTGAGCCATGTGGAATACCTGCAAGCGAACTAAAGTTCATGGTACAAGATTTATTTTTATTAGAAATTATGGCTAAATACTCAAGTTTTTGACCAGCTACAAATCTTGTGGCATTATTTTTGGCATCAGTCGGATCTAATTGATGCCTGGCATAATAACTTTCATGGACTGAGTTAATCTTTTTAGAGATATGTTTATGAGATATCTGCATTTCTGCCATATCTGGGAGTCTATAAATCTTACCATTTTCTCTAATAAGAGTTTGAGCACCTAGATCGATCTCTTGTATTTGTGATACTTCTTTAGGTTTAGTTCGTTGTTTCTTTTTTCTCTTTTTCTTTGCCATAATATTCTTTTGAAGGGATCATTGTTCCATCTTTCTTGTAAATATAATCAATGATACCCCAAGGTTCTTTTTGCATAAAAAATAACAACCCATCTTTCTCTTCTAAAAAGTTTGCAGAAATCCCATGTTTTTTTTTAAAATTTTCTAAGTTAAATACCTCTTCATCGTTATATCTTTCTTGCGATAACCATGTGCTGAAGTGTGGAATGTATATTTGATTTTCTGTATTACGACAAAGCTCGTTAAATTTATCAACAATAACTTCTACTTGTAGATTTTCTGGCAGCATTTTAAATTTATCAAATGCTTTTTTCTTACTACCTCGCTTCACCAACAACCTATCCCATATATTATTAAAAGATACAGATACAGAATCAGATACAGATACTTTGCTAGAGGTTTGCTTCGCTTTTGCTAGACCACCTTTACGACCTGCTTCAGCTCTATGATTTATTTTTTCTACAGTTCTCTTATAATCTTCAAGTTGTCTTTCATTGTGCCACTTGTTATCGATTAGTTTAAATTTTTCTTTAAGTACAGTATTGATGTCAGTCTTTAACGAATCAGTCAGATCAGAATCATCACTATAGACATTTACTATCCTACATAGTTGATCGAAATTATTAGGTAATCCATCTCCATTTTTAACACCAGCATGGCACATTAAAGTAATATAAATGCCTCTTTGTTGATGAGTAAAATGTGCAGTACCAGTTAAAAAGTCTTGATAATAAAAGTCAAAGTAAGGTAACTTCATTTTCTCACTCATTAAGCCATCCCTCTGTTCTTAATATTTTTATATCTCTCGCCAACGCTGGGGTAAAATCTATGTACAGTTTTTTTTTCAAACCTTGCAAGTATCGATGTAAGTTGCTTTTGCTTTTGATGTCGCAAAAATGCTGTATCTCTAAATAACTTGGTGATAATTTTTTCGTTGTTTGGTAATGATTTATGAACCTTAAAATTTTTTTTTCTAAGTCTTTTAAGCCTCTTTGAGATTTCAATAACTCTTGACAATTCTGGCAAAGGCTCTCTAAAACCATTGTTTCTCAATAGTTTTTGCCATATTTGTATGTGATAATTGGGCCATAAATACTCGTTCTCCTCACATATTTTTTTATAAAAAAAATATTCTTCTAATAATATTAATAAGTATTTAAGACTAACTTTCAACAATAATATATTTTATGACAAATTAATTTTATCCTTGCAATCTATATATAAAAATATAATTGTATTTTATTGCATTATTTTGCATAAAATTGATGATGTTGCTGTCATTGAGCACACATTTCACAAACCTAAATTATACAAAAAAGTAGAAATTATATAATTTGTAAGATTTTGTTTGATTTGTCAGAAAATTGATTTATTCTGACGAATATGGCAAATATTCGTTTTTTATTAATAAGTATTCCTCTTAGTAAATCATTCTATAGTTGGGTATTTGCCATATTAAATTATGGCTCACACAATATATAAAATTCAAAACAATGTAGTACCTGGTGTAACTACAATTCTTAGCAGATACAAAGATAGCACTGGCCTTATTATTTGGTCTAACAAAATTGGTTTAGAGGGTAAGTCTTACTT